CCAAGGGGGGCCTGAACGCGAAGGGGCGTGCGTCCGCCAAATCACAAGGGATGAACTTAAAACCGCCCGCCCCGAAACCAAAAACGACCGAAGACGCCGGGAGAAAGAAGAGCTTCTGTGCGCGAATGAGCGGCATGAAGTCGAAACTTACCTCAGCGAAAACAGCCAAAGACCCAAACAGCCGGATTAACAAAAGCCTGCGGGCATGGAACTGTTGAGATGGAACAGACTATCTGGAGCGCGGTTCTTTCTGTCGGGATCAGTATTGTTGGCTTTATCCTCAAGAGCGTCTTTGATGAAGTAAAGCGTCTTCAAGTGCTGCTCAACAAAACACGTGAAGAGATTGCCCGAGAGTACGTTACCAAGACACAGTTGGACGCTGACATCAATCGCATCTTTGATCGGCTTGACCGGCTTGAAGCCAAGATTGATCGGCTAGTAGAGAAGCATGCCTAGCACTTCAAAGAAGCAGCACAATTTTATGGAGGCTGTAGCCCACAGCCCCAGCTTTGCCAAGAAAGTTGGCGTCCCTCAGTCCGTGGGCAAGGACTTCTCGGCGGCAGATAAGGGTCGCAAATTTTCCAAAGGTGGTGATATGGCTGAGTCCAAGAAGATGGTTGGCAAAGAAGTGGCCTTCATGAAAAAGAAGGGTGCTCCTGCCGCCATGCTGAAACACGAAATGGCCGAAGCAAAAGGCATGAAGAAGGGCGGCAAGGTCAAAGAGACCATGGGGCCGCGCGGCATGAAGTCTGATGTGGAGAAGGGGTCAAACAAAGATCTCAAGCACGGTGAGCATGGCGTTCAAAAGCGCGGGCACACCAAAGCAATGATGCCTAAAATGAAAGGAAGGACGGTTTAATCATGGAAGACTACGCAAAGAAACCCGGGCAAACAGATATCTACACTGCCGATATGGGCAACCCCCCTATTGACTACGAAGGCCCAACCAAACCAATCAAGAAGCCAAAGAAGATGGCGGGCGGTGGTTCTGCTTCTTCGCGTGCTGACGGTTGCGCACAGCGCGGCAAGACCAAAGGCATGATGGTCAAAATGGCTGGCGGCGGCAAGTGCTGATATGAGAGTTAGTCGCGGTATGGGGGATATCAACCCCAGCAAGATGCCCGGGCCAAAGGTCAAGGCGCGCCGCGACGACACGGACTTTACGCAGTACAAAGAAGGCGGCAAGGTTAATGCGGCAGGTAACTACACGAAACCCAGTCTGCGTAAACGGATTGTGTCTCAAGTGAAAGCTGCCGCTACTCAAGGTACTGGCGCTGGAAAATGGTCCGCGAGAAAAGCGCAGCTTGTAGCTAAGAAATATAAAGCTGCTGGCGGGAGTTATCGAGATTGAAGCCTCCGCAGCAATCTCTCAAAGACTGGGGCGACCAGAAGTGGCGCACCAAGAGTGGCAAACCGTCCAGTAAAACGGGTGAGCGGTACTTGCCGGAGGATGCGATTAAGAACTTGAGTCCGTCCGAATACGCTGCAACGACCCGTGCAAAACGTGCGGGGAAAGCGGCGGGTAAGCAGTTTGTAGCGCAGCCCAAAACGATTGCAAAGAAAACGGCTAAGTTTAGATAGTTACGGCTTACTACTAAAACGGCGAATAAATAATTATGGCTTTTGTTACAGATCCGGCTACTGGGCAGCTACAGCTTATACTTGATGCTGACGCGGCTATTGGTTTTATAAGGGGCTTTAACCCAGCGCTTTACACTCCCGGCATGTCCGTAGAGCAACTTACTGCTGTCGCTCAATCCATCAACCCTTCGATGCCTACGTTTGTAACTGGCACAACACCAGCACCAGCACCAGCACCAGCACCCGCACCCGCACCAGCACCAGCACCCGCACCCGCATACGCTCCCGCACCTGACACATCCCAGCTATATTCGTACGGCCCCCCAGCATCAACGCCGGACACATCATATACCCCTCCGGTTACAACACCCGCTAACGGAGCACCATCCAATGTAATGGATGTTAACCGTGCAATTTACTTTCTTAAAGAACAAGGGTTGTATCAGCCCGGAATGGATGCGGCTACTGTTGCGGCAACTGCGCACGCTATCTCCCCTGATGTTTTAGTTTCCGGTGCTGGTAGCGGATACGGTGCTTATGTTGGTCCGGCCACAAACGTAGCCACACTACAATCGTCGGGTATTGCAAGTAATTACTCAGATCCAAATTTAAATACGCCTGCTTCAACAACTACTTTTGTTAATCCGTACGGACCAACAGCTACCGGCACAAACACCACCAAAACAATTGCGCCTGTTAGCACAACTGGCACAACTGGCACAACGACTGGCACAACAAAAGCAACCACCCCCACTACCCTAACAACTTTTGGGCCTCCATCCAGTTTAGCGAACACTGGTGGAACAACTACAACTCCTACTACACTAACAACTTTTGGGCCTCCTGCCAGCCTAGCGCCGTCACCAACAACAGTAACAGCATCCAACGTCAATCCATTCATGACGCCGGGAATAAATTTCCCACCGCGCACGCAGTTTAATCAAGCAGCATCAGCACCATTGAACATTTCTCAGCAGGGTAACATTTACGGCGCACCTACTGGAACGCCTTTTACTCCAACAGCACCAACGCAGTTTAAATCAGTGCAACCGGGTGGAGCTATTGGCAGCACCAGCACGCCGGGGGCTGTTCCAACATTTCAAAATCCGTTTACTACACCAGCACTGGTCCCCACATCTACAGCAACAAGCTTCAATACACTTGGCGCAGACGTAGCGCGGAACGCCCTGCTAAGTCGTGGTTTTACCCAAGCAAATGTAGCAGGCATGAACGCAAACCAACTCGCTACAGAAATGGGAAGAATCAACCCGGGTGAGTCGTATAAGATTGTCAACTTTGCTGACGGTGGCATGACCGGAATGAACAACATGAACGGCATGACCGACATGGTTCCGCAGTTTCAAAATCCGTTTGGGCCGCAGCAGACCCTCGGTGGGCAGAGTATGTATAACGCGGGGCAGCAACAGCCCCAACAACACCAAAGCATATCTGTTGGCGGTACGCCACAACAACCCGGATTGCCCGGTTTGATACCTGCAAACAAGCAGAACCAGTATCCTCAAGGGTACACGCCAATTGGTCAGCAGCCCCAAAACTTTCTCACTTTAAATTAGCATGGCTAATACCTCCGGCCAAACTACGTTTAACCTTGACCTGAGTGAACTGGTCGAAGAGGCTTTTGAGCGTGCTGGCTCGGAGTTACGCACGGGCTACGATCTGCGCACCGCTAGGCGGTCGCTCAACCTCATGTTTGCTGACTGGGCAAACCGGGGGATCAATCTGTGGACTATTGAGCAGGGCACCATCAATCTGGTGCAGGGACAGAACACTTACCCGCTACCCAACGACACGGTTGATCTGCTGGAGCACGTGATCCGCACGAACGCAAACAGCACATCTAACCAGTCCGACCTGACGATCACTCGCATCAGCGTATCAACATACGCCACATTGCCAAATAAATTATCGCAAGGCAGACCGATTCAGGTCTGGGTGCAGCGCTATAACGCGCAGACTTCCCCAGTATCTGCCACGCTAAGCACGACAATCTATCCAACGGATACTACGATCACGGTAAGTTCTACTGCAAACTTGCCTGCTGCTGGGTTTGTGAAGATCGACTCTGAGATCATCAACTACGGATACATCACGGGCAACACGCTGTATAACTGTTTCCGCGCACAGCAGAACACAACTGCCGTTCAGCACAACGCTGGAGCGACGGTTTACTGGCAGCAAGTTCCTGCCATCACTGTCTGGCCTACGCCAGACAACACGACTTCTTACCAGTTTGTTTACTGGCGTATGCGCCGCACCCAAGATGCGGGTGGTGGTGTGAATGTCATGGATGTGCCGTTTCGTTTTATTCCGTGTATGGCTGCTGGACTAGCGTACTACGTGGCGTTAAAAGTGCCGGATGGAATGCAACGGCTTCAAGTGTTGAAGCTACAGTATGACGAGGCTTGGGAGTTAGCCGCGCAAGAAGACCATGAGAAAGCTTCCCTGCGCTTGGTGCCACGCCAGATGTTTATTGGGTACGGTCCGTAAATGGGCAACAGGTTTTCGTCTGGCAAGAACTCGATTGCCATATGCGACAGGTGTGGGTTTCAGTTCAAACTGAGTTTGCTGAAGAAAGAGGTAATCAAAACTAAGATATATAATCTGCTGGTTTGCCCAAATTGTTGGGACCCCGATCAGCCGCAGTTGCAGTTGGGGATGTATCCAGTAGACGACCCGCAGGGGGTGCGAGATCCTCGTAAGGACAACAGCTATCAAGTAGCGGGTCCGTTGGCAGACGGATACCCCGGCGGCGGTAGCAGGATTATTCAGTGGGGTTGGAATCCGGTGGGTGGGGCTAGAGCATTTGATACGTCGCTTACCCCCAACAACTTGGTTTTGCAGGTGCAATTAGGTACAGTTACGGTTGTGACGACATAGGAGTCATCATGGACAGGAAGACGGTAAAGGCTATCGCAGATGTCGAAGCCAAGAAAGAAGTTAAGGGGCATGAGAAGCGCATGCACAAAGGCGTCAAAGGCATGAAAGCCGGTGGCCCTACCACGGACGACCGCATGAAGTATGGGAAGAACATGTCTCGTGTCATGAACCAAGGTAGCAAATAATGGCTAAGTTCAGCATGAAACAGGGCGGCAAAGAAGTCGGGCCTGCTGCCGTTTACGCGGAACCTCACGACATGACTGGCAAAGCTGGTACGGATGTGAGCAACAACGGCTACGGACCGAATCCAAAACGCGAGTTGCTTGAAGACATGCCCGTCAGCCTTGGCGCTGCACGTAGCAAACCATACAAAGATGTTAAAGTGACGGGCATCAAGATGCGCGGTACGGGTGCAGCCACTAAAGGGCTGATGTCGCGGGGACCGATGGCGTGAACTATGCTCAGCTTGTAGTTGCGGTCTCCGACTATACGGAGAACACGTTCCCGACTGTTGATATGGATACGTTCATTGAGCAGGCGGAGCAGCGCATTTACAACACGGTCCAGTTCCCTTCACTGCGCAAAAATGTAACCGGCTCAGCAACCCCGGCAAACAAATATCTTGCTTGCCCGACTGACTTTTTGTCTGTGTACTCTTTGGCGGTAGTTGAAAACTACAATACGCCGACTGCTAATTATACGTACCTGCTAAATAAAGACGTTAACTTTATCCGTGAAGCATACCCAAATCCTACGGACACGGCGCTTCCAAAGTACTACGCCCTGTTTGGTCCGGCTTCCAACAACATTAACGAACTGACGTTTCTGCTTGGTCCAACTCCAGACGCTGTGTACAGGATGGAGTTGCATTATTACTTCTACCCACCGTCGATTGTCACCGCTGGGACTAGCTGGCTGGGCGATAACTTTGATACGGTCCTGCTCTACGGCACGCTTGTTGAGGCTTACACTTACATGAAGGGTGAGCAAGACATGATGGTGTTGTATGACACCAAGTACAAAGAAGCGTTAGCACAAGCTAAACGTCTGGGTGACGGACTTGAGCGCCAAGATGCTTATAGAAATGGTCAGTACCGGCAGGCGGTGACCTGATGGCATTTACTGGCAATTGGTCAACTAACACGTTCAAAACTGGACTGCCGAGTGGGACGTTTAACTTCAACACAGGCACGACGCAGGTCTTCAAGATTGCGTTGTACACCAATGCCGCTACGTTAGATGCGACCACAACAGGATATACTTCTGTCGGAGAAGTTGTTGCTTCGGGATATACCGCTGGCGGTCAGACACTTGTTATCAGCCAAGTACCTACTATTGGTAATACAGGCACGACTGCGTACTGGTCATTTAATAACGCCGTCTGGACTACTGCGGTTACTGCGCGGGGGGCGTTGATTTATCTGGCAGATGGGCTAACTAACCCAGCAATCTGTGTGCTTGACTTTGGCGCAGACAAAACTTCGACTACTACATTTACCGTAGAATTCCCGGCAGTCACCAATACTTCAGCAATCATCAGGATCGCGTAATGAAAGTCAACACCATTCATGGCGAAATGGACGAAGCCCTTCTAGAAAAAAAAGAAGGATCAGTGGATAATGATATTGAGTTCACCACTTGGGTTGAGTACTGGCTTGATGGCGAGCTAGTCCACCGCTCTGCACATGTCACTCTCAAAACCTCTCCGTTCACGGCGCTTGAAGGCGCGTTAC